CGGGACCAGGCGTTCATGGGGTGGGCGTGCACCGATCCCCGCTGCGGGGCGTGGCTGAGCGACACGGAGGTCCGCCGGCTGGTGACGGCCGCCGTGGCGTCGCCTGACCCTGTGCCGCTCGTGGTCACGTGACCGTGCCCGGCCTCGGCCACGTCATGTTCGGGGGCGACCGCTTCCCCGTCACCGGCGTGTTCCTTGACGGCGGGGCGGTCAACATCACCTGGGAGGTGGAGGGGCCTTACGACGGGGGCACCTGGCCGGTGACCATCTTCGGGGAGGACGGGCGGGGCATCGGGCAGGCCGGGGAAACAGCCGTGCCGCCGCTGCCGGACAACGCGGTGATCGCGCTCACCAATGTCTGGGTGATCGGGTCGGTGACCGACTTGTGACCACCCCGCAGCCGCCCCCGCAAGGCCAGCAGCAGCCCCCGCCCCCGCCCCCCTCCGGCCTTGACGACCCGGCCCTTGCCATCGCGGTCGCCGCGATCCTGGCCGGCGTCCTCGGGCCTGCTGTCACCGCCGCCGCGGCGGTTGCGGGACTGAAGGCACGGTTCGCCCTGACGACTGCCGCCGCCTCCGCCCTCGGCGCGGTCCTGGGCATGATCATGGCCTACCCCCCGCCCCTGACCGGAACGATCGGGCCGGCATCGGAACAGGTCTCGAGGATGAACACGGCGAGACGGGCACAGTACGCGATCGCGGCGGCAAAGCGGGTCAGGGCAGCCGAGGTGCAGGCGCGGGCGAAAGGCGAGCCGGTGAAGGCCGCACGGGAGGCGGCGCTGGAGACGGAACGGCGCTATTACGCCCAGCATCAGGCGGCGATGTGGCAGCGGTCGGCGGCCGCAGGCCGGATCGACATGGAGGCGGCCGTCCACGGGAACTTGCTCGGGTGGTATGCCAGGGTCCGCGACAAGAGAACCACGCCGGAGTGCCGGGCATCCCATCGCCATAACTTCTACGTCGACAGCCCGCCGCGCATAGGACTTCCAGGCGTTGTTCACGTCGGGTGCCGGTGCGAGAGTGGTCCTCCCTGGCCGGGCGGGAAGCTCCTCGAGGGCAGCGGGCCAAGACGCGCGAGGGCCGCGTTATGGCTGATTCTCCCGGCAAGAACACGCCCTGGTACCTCTGCCCGAACGAGCCGCCGTGCCCACACGCCCGCCTGTTCCACGATGTCTACGACGAAGAGGACGAGGTTCCCCGCTGCTGCGCTGAGGGATGCCGCTGCGGCGCGCGGCCGAAGGACGGCCCGATGACCCGCGAGGAGTACGCGGCCCTGCTAGCAGGCGAGGTGACCGCATGAGGTGCATGCCGTGGCCGCTGGCTGTCCTGTGCTGGCTGGACAACCGGAAAGGCCCGCACGACGAGACAGCCGGGATGGCCTGCCGCGCCCATGACACGGCGATGAGGTGCTGGTGGAAGTGCTTTCCCGGCAGTGAGCGCAGGTTCAACCGCAAGTGGCTGAAGGCGGAGCGGGCCGCATGAGCTGGCACCCGACGCTGAGCAGTATCGAGCGTAAGACGGACCTGCCGCAGGACCGTCCCCGCCCCGTAACGGACACGGCGAGGCGTGAGTCCCTGCTGCCGGTCATCGGCACCTGGAACTGCTGGTGCGGGCAGGAGCGCGGCCACGGCTGGCCGGGCAAGGACGACGAAAGGCCGCACCCCAGGCGAGAGGAGGCGGCGGCGTGATCGGGCGGCGCGTCGGCTCTATGGCTGAGATCGAGCAGCCCGGCGACTACTTCGGGCCGGTCGTCGGTTACACGGGCGACCTGCCTGCGGTGTTCTTCCTCAAGCCCAACGCCCGCGACCCGGAGGCCCGCCCGGAGGCCCGCAGTGTCCAGCACGTCTGCTCGCCGCCGCATACTTTCCGCGAGTGCCCGGACGGGTCGCTGGAGATCCGCAACTCGATCAGCAACCTGCTGCGCGGCGACCCGGACGGCCGCACCGACGACGGATGGCACGGTTATTTGAATGAAGGCCACGAGTGGAGGCAGGTATGACAGACGTCATGCGGCAGGAAGCGCCGTACCCGCATGTCCTCGCCGACCTGCTGAGCAGGTTCACTTACTCCGCGCCCGGACGCGAGTGGGCGTTCACCCTCGCCGACGTCGACCGTGGCCAGGGGTCCAAAGGCCTCACCTTGACCATCAACATCACCGGCCCGGACACTTACCACCCTGAGCGGGTCATCTCGGTCAACCACTACCAGCTGGTGCCGCCCGCCGCGTACAACGAGCGCTCCTGGCGGCACTGGCTGTTCGCCCAGATTTCCCTGGTCGAACTTCACGAGCGGATGGAGTTCTTCCGCATCGACGGCGAGCCCGCCATGCCCCCGGCGCACGGCCCGGGCAACGATCCCTACCTGGTGCTTGAGTACGGCACTGACACTGACCGGCGGACGTCGTTCCGGGGCGTCCTCGACGACGACGGCACGGGGCGCAGTCGCGGCGGGGTGAACCCGTGAAGGGCTGGGACACCTCAGGCAACCCGCTCGAGCTTCAGCCCTGGCAGGAACTCGCCGTCCTGGGACTGCTCGGCTGGGATGAGGGGGAACGGACGGTCACCCTGATCTCCCGGGCCAGGGGCGAGGGGAAGACGGTGGTCCTGTACACCACGGCGCGGTATGTCGCTGCCCGTGCCAAGGGCAGGCCGCTACGGGATGACCCGATTCGGGGACGCGGGCAGGAAGGGGATTCGTCATGACGGCTCCTGACCCGGAGGAAACAGCGCTGCTCGCGGAGATCGCGGAGGCGAAGGCCCGGCGTGCGGCGCTGACCCTGGAGCACGGCAAGCCGGAGAGCATCGCCGCCTCTGATGCCCTCGCTCTCGCCAGGACCGCCCTCGTCCCCGTCGACCCGGCTGTTACCGCCGATGACGTCTTCGCCAGCATCTACCGGGACGACGCGGCGGCGGACGCGTGGGCGGAATCCAACCGCGTTCACTACGGCCACCCGGTGCTGGCGAAGGTGCCCCTGCCGGACGGGCGGGTCGTCGGCATCCTTGACCTTCGCCCGGCACTGGAACGCTCCCGGCGCGAGGCATCAGAGGGGGAGCTATGACGGTGACGGCAGTCAAGCCGAAGGCAACGCCCGGCCCGGCCCAGGCGGGGACGCCAGGCCCGCAGGCAGCCAAGCCCCCGCCTCCCGCTGCCCCGTCCCGCCGCCGTGGCATCACCCCCCTCACCCCGATGCGCCAGGCCGCCGCGAAGTCGATGCGGAAACTCGCCGCCCACGTGCAGGAATCCCACCCGGACATGTCGGTTCACGATCACCTGCGGGACGCGGCAAGGACCCTGGAGTCAGGCAACGAGGAAGCCTCCCAGAGGCACCTGCGGGCGGCCATGTTCGCCCTCACCCCGCAGAGCCTGATGCGCAACGGCCTGCACACCGACGACCATCATGTCGCGGCGCGCGGGGCCATGCACGACGTCCACCGGCATCTCCTGCTGGTGAAGGACATCGCCGACGTCGGGGCGAAGAACCAGGCGAGGATCGCGCGCCTCGGCGGGGAGGACGACACCGCCCCCCGTCCTGCTGACCCGAACGCCGGGTACGGTCCCGGGGCGAACGCCCAGAAGCCGACCGTACGGCAGCCTCCGGGGAACCAGGCACTCAACGCCCCTAACAAGAGTGACGGCGGGGGGAGTGACCCGGCTGTAGCAGACCCGGACAGGCCGCCGCTGAAGATGAGCAAGCAGTTCAGCTACGGGTGGGATGACCTCGCGCGGGTGATCGAGCTGGCGGCCAGCCCGGAAGTCGTTGACCTGGTGGGACCCAAAGGCTATATACATGGCTGGATCTACGTGGGCGGCGCCGGGCTGCCGTCCGTTGCCAGTCACGACGCGAAGCTGAGGGCGAAGGGCGTCACGCCTCCGACGAGGGCGCACCCGGCACTGACCAGCAAGCCTCCGTCCGTTAAGGCGGCACCTAAGGCAGCAGCGGCTAGGCCCGCAGCGGCTGTAAAGGCAGCCCCGAAGCCGGCTGCCACTGCCAGCAAGGCGCCTGCCGTCAAGGCGGCGCCGGCGGTTAAGCGGTCACTGTCCGACATCCCGGATTTCGCCCGGATGAACATGTCCAAGGATGAGAGGAAGCAGTACCTCCAGACCGGGGACCTGCCTCCCAAGATCAAGGGATGGCTGGCTAAGGCGAAGGAACCCGCGCCCCCGCCGGCCCCGGCTAAGCCCAAGGTCGCCCCGAACCTGCTGCCGCCGGTCAAGCCGGACGCGAACGGGAACCTGCCCGCCCAGGAGAAGCAGCGGCTCGTCCTTGAGTGGACCGGGGGAACCAGGTACAGCAACGTGGGCGACGTCAGCGGGCAAGGGGGAAAGCGCGCGATGGACTTCGTCAGCGAACTGCACCGGCTGCTGTCCACCAACAAGCCGCCTGATGAGTGCGGGATGGGCTGCCAGGACGCGCACAGCTTCCTCGCTATGGTGGACCACGGCGCGACCGCGCAGAAGAGGGAAATGCAGCGCGGCATCGTCCTGAGCAGCGCCAAGGCCCAGAAGATGTTCGGGCCGGGGAGCAAGAAGACAATGGACCTCCCCGCCGCGTCATGGTCGGTCAACCCTGACGTCGCCAAGGAATTTTCAGGCGGCAACGAGCCTGAAAAGGGAAAGACGCAGGTCGTCCTGCACGCGGCACCAGGGGCGAAAGGGTTGGACATCGCGTCCATGTCGCTTATCCCGGAGGAGCAGGAAGTGGTGTCGGGCGGCCGTTTCAACGTGGACAAGGTCCAGAACGTCGGAGGGGTTATGCACGTGTACGTGACACAGCAGGCGTTCAGTGCTCACTAAGGCCGGGCTGCCCGGCTGGTTCCCCGAGGACTTCAGCACCGACCCGGAGCTTCACGCGGCGCTCGATGACAGCGCCGGGTGGCACGCGGCGGGCAAGAAGGCCGCGCACGGGAAGCCGCGCGCTCATCAGCACGCGGTCACCTGGGATGACCTGGACGGCCTGCTTGAGTTCTCCGCGAGGACGGCCATGCTGGAGAGCACCCCGGCACCGAGGGGGAAGCCGGGAGGGCCAGGGCTCTACCATGTCGCCGGCCAGGGACATACGGCTTATGAACAGCAGATCGTCAAGGCGCTCATTGAGAAGCGGGGCATGGACCCAGGCCGGGCGTACGCGATAGCGCGAGGGGCGATCCGCAAGTGGATGCGCGGGGGCGGTCACGTCCATCCCGAGGTGCGCGCGGCCGCCACGGCGGCCGAGGCTGGCGAACTGGCGAGACAAGCAAGGGCAAAAGCCATGCATGGGCACTAATACGCGCAGGCCAGAGCAGAGAATGTTATAATTGACGGTATGCCTAAGAAGCAATACCGCCTAGACAAGCCGAAGGGATGCGACATCGACGGATGCGTTCGCCCTCATCACTCGAACGGCCTATGCGTAGCGCATTGGGGTCGTCGGCAGAAGTACGGCGACCCCCTGGCTGGACCACCGCTACGCAAACCACGTAGCGACGCCGGAAAGCCCCGGCAGGGGTACGGGACCGGCCTGACGGACGAGTACCACGTTAACCACAAGAAGGTCCGGGAAGCACGGGGGCCGGCGTGGCAGCACGAGTGCGTGCACTGCGGCGAGCAGGCGGCCCAGTGGGCAACCGTCAAGGGTACTGCGGGAGAAACGCCCGATGAGTTCCTGGCGCTCTGTCTTTCATGTCATGCCAAGTATGACGACTTCGCTTCCAGGATGACCAGGCCGTCTGGCGAGACCCACCACAGCGCCAAGCTGACCGGGGAGCAGGTCCGCGAGATCAAGGCAAGAGGTTCCGAGAGCAGGTCCGCCCTCGCCCGCGAGTTCAGCGTCACGTACAGCGTGATTTACAGCATCCACACCGGCAAGATCTGGAAGGGGGCCGGCGGCCCCGAACCCCCTGCGGCCGGCCGTACGCGACCCCGGCCGGCGGAACGATCCGTAGAGCCCGGCCAGCGGTTCGGCAGGCTCACAGTGGCCGGCCCTGTCATCCGGGAGGCTACGGGCAGGAACCGGAAGGCCGTTGAGTGCCTCTGCGATTGCGGTACGAGCAAGGTCATCCGCCTGGAGAACCTGTTCCACGGGAACACGAGGTCGTGCGGGTGCCGGCAAAGGGAAACGGGACGCGAGAACCGCAGGCTGGCGGTGGAGGCTGGCCAGCGGTTCGGGCGCGGCGTCGTGCTAGAGCCTAACCTGCGCTTCGGTGACAGGCGGCGGTTCGTCAGGCTTCGCTGTGACTGCGGGCGTGAGTACGTGACCGTGATCTACGCCTTGCTCAACGGCGCCACAGTTTCGTGCGGCTGCCGTCGGCGGGAAACGCAAATCAGGAGCGGCGAAGGGGGCCGAGGGTAGTGCGTGAATATGCGAGAACCTGGGATGAGCTTGCTGGCGTGATCGCGTTTCTGGCAGAGCCGGCACAGGCGATCACGCTGGCTGCTGTTCCCTCTACGGCTGGAGGAGGCCCTGCATCCTCAGCCTCAGCAGCGGCAGCGTCCAAGGCATCCTCGTCCTCGTCCTCGGGCGGGTCGGGCTCGCCTCAGGCTCGTGTCCCGGCAGGGCAGGCGGGAGGCGGGCGGTTCGGTTCCGGCGGCGGCCAGGCGACAGCGGGCAAGCAGGCGGCGAAGGCGCCCGCTAAGCCCCTGACGGCCGCGCAGAAGGCCGCTGCCGCCCATGCCGCGCACGTCGCCCATGTTGCCCACGTCGCCCAGGTCGCCTCCCAGAAGGCCGCCCTGATGGCCACCGCCAAGGATGACCAGGCTAAGGCAGCGGCCCTGATCCAGCAGCGCAACGTGCTCCAGAAGGCCCTCGCGAGCGCCGGGGGGAAGGTCAGCAGCGGGCAGGCGGGAGCGAAGACCGCGACGACGGCGACCACCAAGACGACCGCGCCCGCCACGGCGAGCACCGCGACCAGCACGACTGCGGCGGCGAGCACGACCGCGGCGAAGACCCCGGCTGCCGCGGCGACCACGGCTAAGGCCGCTGCCACCGCGGCACCCGGGACCGCCGCGGCGAACGCGACCGCCGCCCAGCTCACCACCCAGATCGCCAGCCTGAACACCCAGATCAACCAGCTGCTCGCGGCAGCCAAGCAGGCGACAGCCCAGGCCGCAGCGCTGAAGTGAGGGGGAACGCATGATCGTCGAGGTTCACGAGGTCCCGGACGAGGTGCTGCAGGGACTGCTCGACGCGATGCCGGACCCGAACCTCCTGGACGCCGAGTGGCGCGCAGGATGGCGGCAGGCCCTCGCAGCGGCCCTGACCGCCTGGGAGGCCAGGCCCCGGGACCTTGCGCCCCTGACTGCCGCCCACGAGTGCACGTGGCGGAACGTCGCCGTGCAGCACCGTGACGCCATCCTCGGCATCAGGCAGACGGACGTACTCCAAAGGTGCGACGGGTGCGGTGAGGTACGCACGCCTACGCTCAACGGGACGTGGACGGTGGAGCAGCTTCGTGCCTGAGCACCACGCGATGACGCCCGCCGAGCAGGAGATCTTCACCGGGCTGCTGCTGCGGCTGTGCAGGGGCGTGGCCGCCCGCCTCGGGCATGACCCGGATGACCCGGCAGTAGAGCAGGCGGTAATAGCGGAGATGCGCACCGGGTACGACTGGCTGGTCACCGAGCAGATCGGGCTGAAGGAGGCGGGCAGGTGACGATCACCGATCAGGCGCTCGGCGGCGGCACGATCACCGCGCAGTTGGCGAACCGGGGTTTACGAGCTGAACGCGCGCTCGGGCATGATCTCCCTTGACCTGCCGGACGGCATCATCACCCCGGTCCCGGGCGGCGTGACCGATACGCTGCACATCACCGTCGTTTACCTCGGCCCGGACGTGGACCGCGTCAGTACCGGGCCCGCTTAACGGGATGGTCGGCGGCATCGGCACCTTCCCGCCCTCAGGCGGCAGCGACGGGAAGGTCCCCGTGTGGGCCGGGGTGATACTGCCCGGCGCGGAACGGCTCCGCTCGGCACTGGAAGACCTGTCAGCGAGCGAGCACAAGGACTGGCACCCGCACGTGACGGTAACGTACGCGGACCCCGGTGACCCGCTGCCGCCTCCCGTCCCGTCGATGCAGGTCTCACTCAGTCACCTGTCGGTGCACCGGGGTGACGATGAGGTGATGCGGTACCCGATCGGGGGCGCTTAGGCCGGTAGGGTGCCCGTCATGAGCGGCGATATCGAGCGGCGAGGCGAGGATGGGCCCGCGACCGTGTTCCGGCCGGGAAACTGGGACGGCGGACGCCCGGGCGGTCACGGCTACTCCGCAGGACGTCAAGCCGGATCACTTGACCCTGAGTGGGTGATGGCAGGCGTTGACGTCCCGGCGGGCAAGCGCCTTTACGCGTCCCGGGACCTGAAGGGCAGTGCGTTCGCGGTGGCCGCGCAAGAGCACAGCTACACGGCGGACGGCTGGCACCTCACCACCACGATGCAGCGGATGCTGGTCATCACCAAGCCCACCTACGGGGAGTGCCTTGCCGAGCTGATGAGCATCTGGCAGAACTGGGACAACGAGGGGCGGGAACTGCCTGCGGCCCGCACGGGTAACGGACGGGCAATCTCGCGACCCGCCGGCGCGTAAATCCGGAGGCGTTCCCCGGTCGATGCGCTACGGTGGAGGCAGTTCAAGCCACTTCCCGGTGCGAATACCTGGCTTAGCTAGACCTGATCTCGGGACGGCGGCACTTTCGGGTGCTGCCGTTTTCTCGTCCCGAGAGGCGCGCTGTGCGCACGGTCGAAGAACGGTTCTGGTCAAAGGTCGCCATCGGCGATCCGGATGAATGCTGGGAATGGCAGCGGAGCCGCAGGGGCGGCGGGTACGGGCAGTTCAGGATCGCGCCGGACCAGTCCCCGCAGCGGGCCTCGCGGGTAGCGTGGGCGCTTGCCTCCGGCCCGGTTCCTGACGGTCTGTGGGTGCTCCACCGCTGCGACAACCCGCCGTGCTGTAACCCGGCTCACCTGTTCCTCGGCGACCGTGCCGCCAATGTCGCGGACATGGTAGCCAAGGGCCGCGCCGCGGTGCATCGTCCGGCAGACGTGGCGCGGCTCGTTAAGGCGGTGCGGCGGCTCACTGACGATGAGATCCGGCTGGCCAGGAAGCTGCACGAGGGCGGCGAGTCGTGCCGCTCGATCGGCCGGCGGCTCCACGTCGCGCACACCACGATCAGCCGCCTAGTCAACGGGACGCACTGGCGGGGACACGCCGCATAAGCGGATGCCTCATGCCGGGGCGATCCGGTACGCTCCATAGCAGCACCTCTCCCGAAGTGCAGGCTGCGGTTCCTTCTCATGCTTCGAAAAGACCCGCCGCCGATCCGTTGTCGGGAGGGATCAACTTTCATGACGGCGTGCCCGAAGTGCAGGCATCGGCTACTTCAATGGGAACTGAGGGTTGCGGGTTCAAATCCCGCCCGGACGGCCAGGCCGCCCGGTGGCGCAATCTGGTAGCGCATCAGTACGAAACGCCGGAGCTGACTCGTTGTCGGGCACGCCAGTCATGAAGTGAGGCCCTCCCCCTGCCGTCAGGGGTTGAGATGAGCAAGAACAACCGGGGAACTGTCCGCCCGGCCGTGGCAAGCCCGGTCGCCACCGAGGAACGCCCGTCGGGAACCACCGCGCTCGGCGCCCCGGGGTACGCGCGGGACCTCCAGTCGGAACTGTTCCTCCTGGCAGTGTGCAACCTGCCCGGCGAGAAGGCATTCCATGAGGGCACCGACGCGCGGGTGCTCCGCTTCCGCGACCTGGTGCGCGAGGCGTCTGTGACCGTCCCGGACTGGACCGCCGCCCTGCTGCCGTACCTGCGCGGCCCCGGTAACCTGCGGCTCGCCCCCGTGGAGGCGGCAGCCGAGTACGCGTGGGCACGCCGCGACGAGGCGGGAACGGGCCGCGAGGTGAGCAACCCGCCGTCAGTGACGGTGCGGAAGGTCGTTGACTCGGTGCTCCAGCGCGCCGACGAGCCGGGTGAGGTCATCGCCTACTGGCTGGCCCGCTACGGGCGGAAGATGCCGATCGGCTTCAAGCGCGGCGTCGCCGACGCGGTGCTTCGCCTCTACACGGAATGGTCGCTGCTCAAGTGGGATACCCGTGAGGCCGCGGTGCGGTTCGGCGACGTGATCGAGCTGGTTCAGCCCCGCTACACCGGGAGCACGTACGGTACCTGGCGGGATGACCTGTACAGGTACGCGATCGAGCGGCGCCACAACCGGGACAACCCGATCCCGGAGCCGCTGGCGATGATCCGGGCGAACGCGGCGCTGAACGCGGCGGCGGCCACCGACCCGAGGGTGCTGCTCGACACCGACCGTCTGCGGGCGGCCGGGATGACATGGCAGAACGTGCTGTCCATGGCCGGGGACAAGGTCGACAAGGGAAAGCTGTGGTCAGTGCTCGCCCCGCTCATGGGATACGACGCGCTCCGGAAGAACCTCCGCAACTTCGACCAGGCAGGCATGCCCGATGACGTCGCCGCCGTGGTCGCCGCGCGGCTGTGCGACCCGGAGCAGGTGGCGAAGTCCCGCCAGTTTCCGTTCCGGTTCCTCTCGGCGTACCGGGCGGCCCCGTCGCTGCGCTGGGCGTACCCGCTGGAGAAGGCGCTGAACGCCTCCCTGTCGAGCGTCCCGGCGCTCAAGGGCCGCACCCTCGTGCTCGTGGACCGCTCGCCGTCGATGTGGGACCAGAAGTTCAGCGAGCACTCTGACATGCCGTGGGCTGATGCTGCGGCCCTGTTCGGCGCGGCGGTCGCGCTGCGGGCCGAGAGCGCGGACCTCGTGGAGTTCTGGGGGATGTCACGACCGGTGCCGTTCCGGGCCGGGGACTCGGTGCTGAAGCTCACAGAGCGGTTCAGCTACCAGCCCGCGCCGGGCGGGACCGATATTCCCTCAGCGGTCCGCGCGCACCTGCACCCGCATCACACGCGGGCGGTCATCGTCACCGACGAGCAGACGCAGGCCGGCTACCTGCCGTCGAATATGCACTACCAGCACGGCGGGATGCCCCCGACGCTGATCGACGACCTGGTGCCGAAGACGGTGCCGCTGTACATGTGGAACTTCGGCGGTTACTCCCGCGGTGCGGCGCCGTCCGGGACGGGAAACCGGGTTACGCTCGGCGGACTGTCGGATTCCGCCTTCAGGCTTATCCCCATGCTTGAGGCTGGACGTGACTCCAGGTGGGATGACCTGTTCGGGGGCACTGCGGACTAGTTCCGGGCGAAGCAGAGCCCCGGATGCCAGCGCTGGCATCCGGGGCTCTCGCGTTTTACGGGACTGGGGCACTTGACAGGGCTGCTGACGGTGCCCCAGCCCTGCGGAAATAACCCTAGCGAAACTCGCGTGCACGTGCATTCGCCTCGTGCACCTGCACGTGCACGTGGTGTAGGCTGCCGTTTCAGGACAGTGGGCTGCTGACCGGGGAAAGGAACCGTGTCGGCGTCCCTTGATCTGGCAGCGCCCAAGCTCGGCAGCGGTGCCCGGTTCAAGAAGCTGTCCACCACCCTCGCCGCCCGGGGCGCGAGCAACCCCGACGGCCTCGCGGCTTTCATCGGCCGCAAGCGCTACGGCGCCAGGGGCATGGGCCGCCTCTCCGCCGGCAAGAGCCTCGCCAACGACGACCTGGGCATCTACCTCGCTGACGGCCCGCAGCCGTACCACCGGGACCCGGACGAGAACGTCCGGTGCCCCTCCTGCCAGAAGTACAACGACACCGACGCCCGTTACTGCGACCAGTGCGGGGCGAAGCTTCCCGCCTCCGCGTTCGCGGACCTGTCGAACGCCTACGGCCTCGCCGCAGACGACAGCACCATGACCTGCCCCGCATGCGGGCACAAGGGCACGGCCGGGGAGTTCGGCCCCCGCAGCCCGTCGGGCACTAGTGACGGCCCGTCAGGCAGCCTCCGCACCCCGTCCCCCTCTACCGGCGGCGTCCGCTCCGGCGTGCCCCTGACGGTCCGCGGCGGCAGTGCCCGCGCCCTCGCCAACAGCACCCGTGACGCCCTTGAGCTGGCCGCAGGCACCCGGACAGCCCGTCCCGCCGTCTCCGGCCCCTACGACGTCGGGGTGAAGCGCGGAGGGGTCCTCTACCACCGCCGGGGTGGCAACGAGATCGGCCAGGTCAGGAAGAACGACGACGGCACCTGGACGGCCGTCGTCGCCGGGAAGCCGCTTGCCGCGCACCAGCACCAGCGGGCCGCCCTCATGGAAGCGGTGGGGACGTACAACGCCGCCGTCCACGCCGGGACAGCCCGCCGGGACGCCCCCCTGCAGCCGCCCCCGCAGCAGACGGAGCTGATGGCCGAGTACGGCATCCCCGCGATGCGGTCCGCAGCTTTCGCGAACACCACCCCGGTCACCAGCTCAGGCGCGGGCCCCCGGATGACCACGGCGGCCAGCAGTTCGGGGAAGTTCGACCCGGACAAGGACGGCGATGACGACTCCAGCGCCTCCGGTGACACCGACAAGGACGCGGCCGGGGGACTGAGCCCGAAGGCCCTGGCGATCTACAAGAAGCTGAAGGCGAAGGGGTTCCCCACGGCACGGGCACTGGCGTTCGCGAAGAACAGCGAGAAGTTCGGCAAGCCGGCGGCCGCCTGAGATGACCAGCGCCGTCCTGACCCCGTTCACCGCCGGCGCGGCGGTCGAGCTCGGCAACCGCCTGTGGCGCAAGAAGGTGCTCCCGGTCGGCGACGTCGAGTACAAGGGCCGGACCCTGCACTTTACCCGCGACTACCTCGGGCGCCTGGTGAGTGCCTTCCAGAACCGCGCCTACGACCAGGTGCCGTTCCAGCTGGCCGACCACGAGAACCGCCACAGCAACGACCCGGAGCGCACCCGGGGCGAGGTCGAGTCGATGGAGCTGGGCGACGACGGCCTTTACATCACGGCAAGGCTCACCGAGGACGGGGAGAAGGTCCTGGCGGCCAACCCGAAGCTCGGCGTGTCCGCCCGGATCGTGGAGGGCTACCAGCGCAGCGACGGCAAGTTCTTCGGCGAGGCCGTCCAGCATGTCCTCGGCACCCTCGACCCGAGGATTCCCGGGTTGGGGGCATGGCAGGCGATCGAGGCGGCCTCCCCGGTCCCGGACACGGTCCTCGACCTGACCGCGGAGTCCTTTACCGACCTCGCCGGGGACGGCAAGGCAGCCCGGAAGGCCGCGAAGAAGGCCGCGAAGGCCGGCAAGGCAACCGAGCAGCAGGAAGAGACCGCCAGCGATCCCGCCGGCGCCGACCCGGAAGGGGGCGCCGTCATGGCGGACCTCACGGATGTGCAGAAGCAGAAGCTGGCACGGCTCCTCGCCCTGCCCGATGACGTCCTGGACGCGATCGAGGCCGGGGGCACGGTGGTCACGCCGGAGGAACTGGCGGCACTCACCGCCACGGGCGAGACCGAGGACGGCACCGAGGACGAGGCACCGGACCTCGCCGACGAGATCGCCGCCATGAGCGACGAGGAGCTTGCCGCCCTTGAGGCCGAGTTCAACGCCGAGGGGCAGGGACAGGCCGCGGGCCCGTCGTCATTCACCCCGAATTACCAGCCGGAGGGGGAGCCCGTGGCAGCAGGACTGAGCGCGGAAGCCCAGTTCGCGATCGACCTGGCCAACGCGAGAGCCGACGAGACCGCCCGGGAGCTGAGCGTCGTCACCGCACGCCTCCGCGAGGAGGACTACCAGGCGGAGAAGCGCCGCATGGCCGACCTCGGGGTTCCGCCGTACATCACGGAGCTCGCCAAGCCGCTGCTCGAGGGCGCAGGCCGTGCGGTTGAGCTGGCCAACGGCAAGACGGTTGACGCCGGGGCGGTGATGCGCCGGGTGCTGACCGAGTTCGCCCGCCAGGTCAAGCTCCTCGACCTGTCCGCCGAGCTGGGCTCGCCGATGGACGAGCCCGAGGACGCCGGCCGGGCGGAGGCGGAGACGTCCCGTGAGGACCTGGTTGGCCGCTTCAAGTCCGTGACGGGCCTGAAGTGACACGGGGACGGCCCGGCGAGGAGCCGGAGCAGGGCAGCGGCTGGCACCTAGGAAGGCACCGGGACATGAGCGCACAGGACAAGCAGGCACCGGCTGACAAGGACGCGGCGGCCCGCCGCGAGGCCGACCTGAAGGCAGCGGCGGACAGCGTTTCCGCGACCCGCGCGGCGGAGGACGAGGAGACCGCCCAGCGGCGCCTCGCCGAGGACGAGGAGCTCGCCGACAAGCGCACCGAGGAGGACCGGGTGATCGCCTCCGCCCGCAACCGCCTCTCTGTCGCGGCGGCCGCGGTCGGCGCGGCAACCGCCTCCGTATCGGCGGGCGGCGACCCGGCTGAGCTGAGGGTCGCGAACGCCGAGCTGCAGGAGGCCGTCTCCGGGCACCTCGCCGCCGCCCCCGAGCAGCCCGCCCCGGAACGGCCGCCGGCCCAGGGGCAGCCCGCCCAGGGGCAGCCCGCCCAGGGGCAGCCCGCCGCGCCCGGGGCGGACAGGAACGACCGGGAAGGGGACCGCCGGTGACCGCGGTACTGCCGCACTACGCCAGAGGGCCGGCCAGCTACCAGGCCGCCGCCCTCATCTACGGCGGCCAGTTCGTCGAGCCCGACACCCAGACCGCGGGCACCACCGACCTGACCGTGAAGGTATCGGTCGGCGGCACCACCTCCGCGGGGGCCGTCTACTCGGTCGGCGTCGCCGGCGCCGACGCCAACGTGATCGCCGCCCAGACCGGCGCCGCGAACAGCTACGGCCAGCCCCTGATCGACATCAGCGTCCTGAGCGACTACGTGGCCGTGTACGCGGGCGGCTGGGACATCTGGGTGTGGTACGGCGGCCAGGCCAACCCCGGTGAGCTCCTCGTCGTCGGCGCGGCTGTCGGCGCGAACTGCAACGGCACCGTGATGGGCGCCGGGCAGACCCCCAAGAACGCCTCCGCGACCATCACCCCCGCTTACAACAACATCGTCGCCCGCTGCACCCATCCCGGCGGGATCTCCAGCGCGATGCTCACCCAGCAGATCGGCGGAACGGGCTCGGCCGTCTACTTCCTGGGCCGCGCCCGGGTCCTCTGAAAGGACATAGCAGATGCCTGTTGGCGCGAGAGGTTTCAGCGACTCCCCGCGGATCACCGTCTCCGAGCTGCTCAAGGACCCGCTGGTCATCCCGGCGCTCATCCTGGACATCACCAGGAACGAGTTCATCATGGACTCCGTCCTGCGCATGGGCGGGGCTGCTCCCAGCGGCGCGGTCCGCTACTCGGAGAGCACCCCGCTGTACGCGGACGACTTCCCGGAGATCCGGGCGGAGTTCGCGGAGGTGCCGGTCGTCCCGACGTCCATCGGCGTGCCCCGCGTCGTGTTCAGCCACGAGCGCGCCATGGCGATCATGGTGTCGGATGAGATGCGGCGGCGCCAGGCAATTGACCCGGTAACAAGGCAATTGCTCCAGGTCAAGAACACGATGGTTTACAGCTGGAACACCGCCTTCTATTCGGCCGTGGTGGCGAATGCCTCTATCCAGACGCTGGCCGTCGCGAACCCGTGGGCCTCAGCTTCGGCGACAATCCGCGCGGATATCGCCCAGGCCGTTTACCTCGTGGAGAATGCGAACATTGTTTCGCCTTCTGGCGTTACCCAGTGGCTCGGCTTCGAAGCCGATACCTTGATCATCAACCACGGGACGAAGAACACGCTGCTTCAGAGCAGCACATTCGCGGCGCCGTATATCGGCGATATCGCCTCGGAAAACCTCCAGTACACGGGCGTACTGCCCAACAAGATTTTCAACCTGGACGTGCTGATAAGCCGTCAGGTGCCCGCAGGCAACGCGATCATCATGCAGCGTCAGCGGGCCGGAGGCTACGCCGATGAGCTGCCGTTCATGGCAGGGCCGCTTTATCGCGATGAGCCAAGAAAGACGTGGCGCTCGGACACGCAGCGTAGTTCTGCGATTTTTCTAGATCAGCCCTTGGCCGTAGCTTTGCTGAGTGGCGTCTAAATTCGAATACGTACGCGAACACGGAGAGTTATATGCATCGGGAAGACGAACGAGGGGGGTGGCGTGGAATGACCGCTATGCCGCCATTTGTTCGATTCCCGTCGCATATACTGGGATGTAAGGACCCCCGCGACCGGGAGTGGGCTAACACTCCAAACGGCCCGGGGGCATGGCCACACCTGTCTGAGAGGTGCGACGAATGCAGGCTACCCCTGCCCCGAGGATTTGCTCCGTCGAGGGCTGCGGCGCCCCGCTCCGCGCGACGAACACCATCGGCCGATGCCGCGAGCACGCCTACGTCCCTGCTGCCGGCGCTGTCTGCGGCGCTGACGGGTGCGGCACGGTTCTCCGCAAGGACAACACCACCGGCTTCTGCACCCCGCACAAGCGGGCAAAGAGCCGCGGGCCGGTTCCGAAGCGGGACTTCTCCGGCCGCGTCTTCAAGCCCCGCACGTGCCCGGACTGCGGAGTCGACTTCAGTCCGCGCAGCGGCAACGACGAGCGCTGCCCCGGGTGCCAGCATCCTCACCGCCTCGCCCTCCGGGCTGAGCGCGAGGGCCGCAACGACCGGGACACCTGCTCCGTTCCCGGCTGCGGCGCGAAGCTCCGCACGAGCAACACGACCGGCCGGTGCAGCGACCACCGCTACTACGCCGGCGACCGCCCCGTGTGCGCCGCTGACGGCTGCGAGCAGGCGCTCCGCAAGGACAACCGCACCGGGTACTGCGACGCCCACAAGTACGCCAAGGACCGCGAGCCTGCCCGGTACTGCGGCGCTCCCAACTGTGACCGCCAGATCCGGACGGACAATACGACCGGCTACTGCAGCGACCACATTGAGCCCTACTGGCGCACACGGGAGTACCTGGACAAGCGCAAGGCCGACTACGACGCGCAGCCGAAGGCACCTGACACCCGGCGGACCTGCTCAGCGGACGGCTGCGAGCGGAAGATCCGCTCCGATAACACGACCGGCCGCTGCACCGATCACGCCTTCATTCACATCGACTGGGCAGTCTGCTCTGTCGACGGGTGCGAGGCGCGGATCAGGCCGGACAACCAGCTGGGCCGCTGCGTGGAGCACCGCGGCCTCTACTGGGGAGGCGACCCCCCTAAGTGCGGCGAGCCGGGATGCGGCAGAAAGCTTCACCGGGACAACGCCGTTGGCTTCTGTCACGAGCACCGCGCGGCGTGGCGGGAAGCGTACAACCGGGACTACTACGAGCAGACTCAGGACGAGCGCCGCGAGTACGCCCGTCAGTACCGCGAGGTGTACGCCGACGAGCACCGTGCCGCTGCGAGCGCGAGGCGAGGCGCGGCCAGGTCTGGCATGGACGATGCCGACCTCACTCTCTCCGCTGCCTATCGGCTTGCGATCCTGCATGACCCCTGTTGGTACTGCGGGTCACCTGTCACCGACCATGTGGACCACTTCTTCCCGATCGCCAAGGGCGGCCGCGAGTTCTGGTTCAACTTGCGCCGCGCCTGCAGTAAGTGCAACCACGCCAAGTACGACAGATGCGGCACTGCTTACCTGCTGCGCAGGGGCCGCCTATGACCTAGGGGGTAACGCCTGATGGCGGACACCGTAACCGCGACTCCGGTCCTCGACCCGCTGTCCTCCGTCGAGCGGGACGCCCTGGCGGAGCTGCTCGCCCGTGACTCCGCGTCCAAGGGCCCGGCCGGGCGGATCGGCGAGCCCTACGAGGCGCTGATTAACCTGTCGGTTCCCAGGCGGGGCGACAAGGACCGCAACAGCGACCTGGTGCTCGCCGGCGAGACCGTGTACCTCACCGACGAGGAAGCCCGGAAGTTCAACCGGCACGACCCCGGCCGTGACGGGCGGATGGTGCCGGTGGTCCGCAAGCTGTCCGGCCCGGACGGCTCCCGTGAGCCCGTCCCGCGCCTGCTGCCCCGTCATGTTTCCGGTCGCCTGTTCCGGCCCGCCATGCCGCCCTCCGGCTCCGACGCGCCCCGCCCGGACCCGCCGGAGAGCTCGGCCATCCAGGTGATCGAGGAGGGCCGCGCCCCGGAGACTTCCGGCTCGGTGTCGCCGGAGCCGTCCGAGACAGCCGACCACCTGCGCGAGCCCGTCGCGGACGCCGTTGACCTTCCCCCGTCCCGCACCAGGGCGAGGGGCCGGTAGCCCATGCCAGTCAGCGGAGCGCTCCTGCCAGCGGAGGTCAGCAAGGTGACCTGCCCCCGCTGCCGGTTCCCCGCGCGCATGGTGCCCCTGGCGGCGCTCACGTTCCGCTGCTCACGGTGCGAGTGGGATTTTGCCCTCGCGGCCCCGGCGGTGGCGAGCCCGGCGGTCCCGCTGACGACGGTCGCGGCCGCGAACAGCACGGGCACGGTCGTGAACGTCACGATCTCAGCCGGGACGCTGACGTCGGTTGCCGTCAACGGCGTGCAGGCGGGGACAACGGCAGGCACCTACCTGGTTCCGGTCGCGGGGACGATCAGCATCACCTACTCGGTGGCGCCGACGTGGGCGTGGGCACTGCCGGTCACGAGCGCCTCGGTGGCGGCGGGCGGGCAGGCCCTGACGTTCGCGCCCACCGGGACCAACGTCGCGTTCAGCACCGAGCAGCTGCTGATCGTCGACCCGGCGGGGACGAGTGACGTGGTGAAGGTGACCGCGGGCGCGACCGCGACGAGCGTGCCGGTCGGCAGCCTGAACTCCGCGCACAACTCCGGCGTGAGCGTGGCTGTCGCCGTGCTTTCCCCACTGCTGTCCGCCGTCGAGGCCGTCCCGGCGACGGCGTACTAGGAGGCGGCATGGCGATCGGCAGGTACGTGCTCACCGCGAACTACACGACGGCGGCGGGAGTGCTGGCCACGCCCGTGGCCGGGGAGCCGGCGACGGGCGGCGTGGCGGGCTACGGGACCGGCGACGTGGCCTCCGGTTACAGCCTCTACCCGCAGGTGTTCCTCGCCGGGACGCCGATCGTGCTCGACAGCGCCGGGCCCCTGTACGCGATCCTCAACGGCGCGAGCGTCCTGCGGGCATGGGTGGACGGCCAGGACAACGTCGGTCATGCCGGGCTGAGCAACTGACAGGGGATGCGATGAACTTCACGATTCTCGACCAGGCCGGGCTGCCGATGACGTGCGACACCGGGGGCTGCCAGAACCGCGCGACCTCCGTGTGGACGACGGGCGTCATCGCGGGCGGCCACAGCGCCGGGCAGCGGCGTGCGTGTGACGAGCACAACCCGATGAGCCTCCCGGCCTCGCTGCCGATGAACTTCCATTCCCGCAGCATCTGCCATGCGTGCGGCCAGCCCGTCAGCACCGGCAACCTGGCCGTGAGCGGCCGAGGAGGATTCTGATGATCATCCAGCCAGCGGTACCCGCGACCTCGCCCGCCGGACTCACCAACTTCGTCGCAAATCCCACGAGCAACACAGCCTATGTGACAGTTGGGGCAAATGGGGCAACGATGGCGAATTATTGGGTGAATGCGGTCAGCGTGGCCACCTCGGCGACCGCGTTCATGATGGCGGTCCCCCCGGGCGGCACCTGCGCGCTGCAGTACACCGTCGCGGTCCCCGTCTGGTTCTGGTCGGCCTGCACCCCGGCCCTGCCCGTCTCCACCGCCGTCACCGTCAACACGACCGGCCGGGACATCGACGTCGTGTTCACGGGCGGCGGGTCCGTGAGCGCGATCACCGTCAACGGCCTGACCACCAACATCACCCAGGCCCCCGGGATGCAGCCCAACGTCGCGTTCACCCAGGGGATCCCGCTGACCTCCGGGGCGACCATCGCCGTCACCTACACCGGCACCGTCTGCTGGTCCTGGCTCGACCCGCTCGCCATGGTCTCCCTCGGGCACTCCGACGCCACCAACTACGCGGCGTCCAACACCGTCGCGCCGACCGGGGCGAACGGGTTCAGCCCGTACAACACCCTCCCGTACGCGCCGCACGCCGCGACCGGCAACAGCGGATTCGGGACGGGAGTAGCGAACTAGCCATGAGCCGGTACCCGCGCCGCGTCCTCACGGACACAGTCGTGAGCTGGGACCCGCACGCCAACGGGGCGGGGCGGTCCACCTTCACGCGGCACGGGACGGTCGTCGACGTGGTGCCGGGAAGCGCCCTGGAAGCCGCCTACGGCTCGCTGAACCTCTCCGGGGTCATCCCCCTCAGCCAGCGGGGCGACGAAAGCTGCTGCTCGCGAGAGGCGGTGAGCAACTGATGGCGCCGAAGACGGTCACGGTGATCGACCTCACGGGACTGCCCCGCAGCTTCCGGGCGGACAAGTTCGACGTGGACGAGAACGGTTACCTGACGCTGCGCGCCGATGACACGGTGGTCGCCCGGTTCTCTCCTGCCGCCTGGCACGGGGTGTACGGGGCGGAGGCGATAGCGAACTGATGTCAGCCAGCCCGCGCACCGTAGCCGTCAGCACGACCTTCACCTGGGACGGCGGGCAGCAGTACCTCCACCGCGGCCAGGTCATCGATGTCACGCCGGATTCGGCCTTGGAGCGAGCCATCGGCAGGGAGCGGCTCGTCTCGCTCCGCGGTTTCCCTCTACCGCCCCCGGTAGAGCCGGCGAATTCAGTAGAGCCGGCAGGGGCCGCCCCGGCCAAGGCCCGTGCCGCAGCGAAGAAGCAGGACAACGGCAAGGACGGTGCGTCATGACCACGCCGAACCCGAACCCTCAGCCTTACCCGTACCAGCGCGGGTACTGGAGCCTGTCCCGGATCCTGCTCGTCATCGGGGCGATCCTGTTCACCCTCGCCGCATTCGCCGCCGGGGGCCATCCCCTCGCCGGGGTTCCCGAGTGGGCGTGGGGGTTCGGCGCGTTCGCCGCCTGGGTGCTTTCGGGGGCGGTGCCGTGACCGGGCGCACCCGCGGCGGGACTGCGGGATTCGAACCCGCGCGTCCCCCCCGTACCAGATTCGGAAGGAACGGCCCTGGCTGGCCACCGGCTGGCCTGCCGGGCTCTCGCCCGGCTACATCCCCCGGCGCTTCGTCCCGCTGCGGGTGCTCGTCCCCAACCATACAGGGGACGTCATGACCACGCCCGTAGCGTCGGGGCCGCTGTACGCCTCGGTTGCCGACCTCCGCAACATCATGTCCGGTACTGACTCCGGAACAGGCACCGCGGCGCAGCTCACCGACGCCCAGCTTGAACTTGCCCTGTACTCCGCGTCCAACCGCATCTCGGTTTACGCCGGCAACCTCTTCGACAGTTCCGTCCCGCAGGCCGTGCCCCCGCCTATCCTCCACGACCTGACCCTCGACCTGGCCCGCTTCTGGGCTGCCGTCACCTACCTCAAATGGAAATCGGTCGACACGACGTCACCGACCTACATCGCCTACAAGGACGCGATGAGCCTGCTCGAGGACGTCAGGGACGGCAAGGTCACGCTCGGGGTCGGCCCGGCCCCCGGCGTCGGCGAGGACACGGGGATCGTGATCAACCGGATCCCGCCAGTTTTCACCGGCAGGGACAGCAACACCCGTGTCGATGTGACTACCGGCACGCTCGAGGCCGACAGTCCCTTCTACACGCCCCGCACCAGCGGCCTCTTTGACGGTTCGGCGGTGTACCAGGGGTAATGGCATCGACCTTCGCCGAGCGTATCGACGCGCTGCGCACCCTGACGGGCAGGGGCGAGCGCCTGACAGGCACGGTCACAGTCGACCAGCGGTACGCCCACTACCAGCACGAGCGGATGGACCTGCACCACCCGCGCGGCGGCAGTGCAAAGTACCTTGAGCGCCCGCTGATGGACGGGTACCGCGACTACCTCGACGACTACGCCCGCACGGTCCTCACTGACGGCGGACAGCCCGCGATGCGCCGGTCCATGGATCACCTGAGCGACGCGGTAGAGGTGACCGCTCCCCGGGAATGGGGCGACCTCCGCAAGTCCGGTCACCCGAAGGTGACCCTCGCCGACCGTGTCGTCTACGACCGCCCCCCGAAGGCCGCACGCCTCACCGCTGAGGAACTGAAGGCGAAGTCCCGGGCCACCATGCGGCAGCGCCTAGCCGAGGGTCTCACGGTCTACTTCATGCGCCACGGCAAGGTCATGGTCATCCCCGGGAAGAACGAGCCGCACGCGCTGCGAGGCCGGCTATGACGATGCCCGCAGTCATCCTCACGCCCCGCGTCACGGTCCTCATCGACTGGCTGACGATGACGGGCTGGGACACGTCACAGGAGACGGGCTACCCGCTGCTCCCCGGCAGCGAGATCCTCGCGATGCCTGACAAGGCGGTGTTCCTGACTCCCGGCGGCGGCCCTGGCTACACCACGGAGGAAGCCGGGACGGACGCGTGGACCTTCCAGGCGCGACTTCGCGGCCCCTCCGACGACCCCTTGCAGGCCCAGGCGGACGCGCAGCTCCTCGACTACGTGATCCTGCACGGCCCTCACCCGGTGCTGGTTGACGGGGTGCCGGTGCTGAACGTGCAGCGCCTCGGATCGCCGCCCTCGCCTCTCCCGCTTGACCCGTCGGACCGCCGGTTCGAGTACGTCACCAACTACATCCTCACGACTGGAGGCGGCTGATGGCCGGCGGCCTGGTTACGACACCGATACAGCCTTACAACCTGAACTCGCAGAACACGACCGGGTCGTTCTTCGCCGGCGGCCTGCCGTCCGTCTACGGCTACGACAACGGCACCACCATCACGGCCTGGGGCGGCAACAACGTCATCCTCGTCCCGAACGGCAGCGGAAATACCTGGTTGTGGTACTACTGCGGGCCCACGAACGCGGGCGGCATCACCCAGGTCCTCGTCGGCCAGGTCCTCGCCGGGCAGATCCTCCCCGCCTCCACCACCCGGACGATCGCCGTCAACGAGTCCGGCTGGCTCGGCCCGTTCTCACCGTCGATTTACAACATCGACAACGTGAGCGTGGTGCCCACGGGCATCGCCCAGGGGCCGACGATCGCGTCCTGGCCGACTGCGGCCCTCGGCTGCTACGCGGTGGCGTTCACGCTGACCACCCAGCTCCTCGTCCGCGCCTACACCATGTCCTCCGTCCAGCCGTGACAAGGAGCTGAGCCCCATGACAGAGCAGCCAGCCGCGACGGCCCCCGGCAAGCCCCCGGTCCCCCCGTCACCGCCGGACGCCGCCGTCACCGCCGCCAGGGAGCGCGTCGGGAAGCTCCGCGCGCAGCTCCTCGAGGCGGAGGCGGCACTCCCGCAGGAGCCCGGCACGATCCGCCTGAAGGTCATGCCGCCGCATGACACCTTCACCGTCGGCGGCTTCACCATCGGCAGGGACCCTGTTCCCGTGCCCGCGGCCGCCACGGAGCGGCTGATGTCCGCGGCGGCCGACTCGGGCGTCACCATCGAGGAGGTCCCGGGTGCCTAGCCTGACCTACACCGCGCCCGCGTACGGGACGACTGACGTCCTGTACGGGACGGGGATCCTGTTCACCGCGAGCAACCCCTCACCGGGGGTGGGGGCGACGGTGCCGTCGGACGCGAACCTGGGCGTCGGGTCGTCCTGGCTCGGCCTCGGCTGGAACTACGTCGGGGCCACCGAAGCGGGCGTGACGCAGACGTACAACCCGACGACGCAGAACATCAACATCGAGGAGCAGCCCACGCCGGTCGGCGTCGCGGTCAACACAGCTGACCTCACGTTCACGTGCAACCTCTCCGAGGAGACCCTCGCCAACATCAACCTCGCCTACGGCAACAGCGGGGCGATCGCCACGACTCCCGCCGGGGCAGGGCAGCCGGGCAAGTCGGTGCTCACCCTCTCCACCACGTTCGCGACCCTGTCCGCGGCGCTGATCGCGAAGAACGCGTTCGGGTTCGCGACCGTCCTCTACATCCCGGTGATGATCAGCGCCGGGCAGGTGCAGACGGCGTTCAGGCGCGCGGCGCAGCAGCGGCTGTACCCGCTCACGCTGAGTGCGATCTGCCCGTTCAGCGCAATCAGCTTTACCCAGCTCACGAGTGTGGCGACGAGCTAGGCCTGTGAACGAATTCGGACCAAAGAGAGCAGGTGACTGATTGGCAGGCTTTGACGCCGGCAACGTGGTCGAGCCGCTCGACTACACGCTCAAGCCGCACGTCGACAAGTCCGGAACCGTCAAGGAGCCGACCGACCAGCAGATCGCGGCCTACCTGGCCGGGGTCCAGAAGCTGGTCAGGGACTTCCGCGGCAAGCTGCCCGACGCGATGATCGCCGGCGGCGGCGACGTCGGCGCGATGCTGACTGCCGTCGAGGACATGGATCCCGAGGTCGCCGTCAAGTTCAACGAGGAACTGGCCGCCCTCGCCGCCGCCCTCTGCTCTGGTGAGCCGTCGCAGGAGGACATCCTCGCGGTCCCGCCGCGCATCCGCGGCAAGTTCATGGTCTGGCTGCAGGGCGAGGTGATGAACCCGGAAGCCGCAGCCGGCGGTGGGAGCGGGCAGGCGAGGACCCTGCGGTCCGTAGCCGCCGGGTAGTCATCTATGCCGTCCGCCGCTGGCTGCACTTCACACCCGATGAGTGGGACGCCCTGTCCTGGGACCTGCGGGAAACCTACCTTGACGGGCTGAGCGAGGAGGAGGACATCCCGTTCCGGATGGAGCGGGGCGCACGGGCAGCAGGTGACGGGCCGAGGACCAGGCAGGTGGACGCGGCGGTCGCGGTGATCGACCTGGACGCGATGAGGCAGGAGCTGGAGGCGAATCCGGCGGCGAGGCGACGGACGTAGGCGGGAGGTGAGGGAAAGTGTTCGACGCCGGGGCAATCGAAAGTTCCCTCACCGTTGACACCTCGAAGTTTGACCGTGCGCTCGCCGACGCAGAAGCCAAGGTCAAGCGCTTTGAGTCGGAGCGGCACGAGGTTAAGATCGCGGCCGTTTTTGATCAATCGTCAATTAGCCGCGCCAGGCAGCAGTTCGCCCAGCTGGACAACCAGATCAGCAAGGACGCGATGTCCCGCCTGCGGTCCTCCCCGCAGGGCAGCGTCCTGGGTGCCCTGAACGCCCTGTTCAGCCCGCACCCGGTGACGGGCGCCCCGTCGGCGCAGCAGGCGGCCACCCAGGGGCTGCCCGGCAAGATGATCTCCGCTCCCGGGGGCGGCGGCCCGGCATCCGGCGGCAGCGGGAGCACCGTCCGCACCGTCCTGAACCAGGCGGCGGCCGCAGCCAGCCCGGCGGGCACCGGGAACGCACCGGGCAACGTGACCACCTCCGACAACATCAAGCGGATGATCACCGGGGCAGCCCCGGGTGACGTCACCACCACCGACACGATTAAGCAGGCGGTCACCGGCAAGGGGCCTGGCGACGTCACCACGACGGACACGGTCCGGGAGAAGCTCGACCCGGCGTCAGCTGCGAAAACGGAAGCGGACTCCAAGGCGAGCGGTGACAGGTCCGGCGGTGGCTGGCTGTCGTCGTTCACCGGCCACATCAAGAACCTGCTGCCCTCCTCGGCCACGAGCACGGCGGAGAAGGCCGCCGGGGACTCCGGGAACAGGTCCGGGGCGGCGATGGGCAAGGGGCTGCTGTCCGGCATCGGCCCCGGCATCGGCGGCATCAGCGGCAAGGTCAGCGCGATCGCCGGGGCGGTCGCCGTCGGCCTGGGCGCCCTCCCCGCTGTCGCCGGGGTCGCCGGGGTCGGTACCGGGGTGGCGCTGATCGGCGGGATCGTCGGCATCGTGTCCAAGGGCGCGGTCACCGCGGTCCAGCCGGCGGTGCAGGCGTTCCAGGCGCTGCAGGCCGCCGCCCCGGGACCCAAGCAGGTCGCTGCCCTGGCGGCGTACCAGAACGCGCTCGCGCAGCTGACCCCCGCCCAGCAGTCCCTCGCCAAGTCCCTGGAGGGCGCCCAGGCCGCCTGGCAGAACTTCGTGAAGTCGAACACCGCCGGGGTGTCCGCGATCATCGGCGGCGGCATCGGGCTGCTCCCCGGCATCCTCAAGTCGATGTCCGGGGTGTTCCAGGCGGTCGTCCCGCAGATGAGCTCGGTGTTCCAGTCCCTCAACGGGGTGGTGCAGGGGCTCATCGGCGTCGCGAAGACCGCCGTCCCCGCGTTCGCCCCGTTCATCAACGCGGTCCTCGGCCTCGTCACGAACATCCTCCCCGGCATCGACGTGGTGATCAAGGCGACCCTCCCGTACATCAGCCAGTTCGCCGGGATCCTCGGCAGCCTCGGCAAGAACCTGGGCGGCCTGTTCGCCGCTGCGGCGCCCGCCATCGGCGCGAGCATGAAGATCCTGGGCAGCCTCCTCGGCCTAGTCGGCGGCCTGCTGCCCGTCATCGTCAAGCTCGGCGACGTGTTCGCGACCGCCCTCGCCCCCGTCTTCAGCACCTTCGCCGGGGTCATCACCCGGCTGCTGCCGCCGCTGGTGCAGCTCGGCGGGGTCCTCGCCTCGTTCGCGGGGGCGGTCATCGGGGACCTCGCCGGGGCGCTGTCCGCCGTCGCGACCCTCATCGGGGCCCTGGCCCCCAGCCTCACCGTCCTCGGCACCACCCTGTCGTCCGTCTTCACGATCATGGAGAACGCCGGGGTGTTCGCCGTCCTCGGCAGCAGCCTGGAGAACCTCGCCGCCCCCGTCGCCGGCCTGGTCAACGCGCTGGTCACCGGGCTCGCCCCGGTCCTGCCGGTCCTGATCACCGCCTTCTCCCAGCTGGTCACCGCCGGGACCGTCGCCCTGTCAGTGTCGCTCGGCGCCCTGCTGACCGCCCTGACGCCGGTTGTCGCCGCCCTCGCCCAGGTGGTTGTCGCCGTCACCGGGTTCCTGCAGTCTGCGGGCCTGCTGCTGCCGGTCATGGCGGGCCTGATGCTCACCGTCGGGCCCCTCGCCAGCGGCCTCAAGGCGATGGCGGCCGGGGCGGCCCTGTTCGCCGAGTCGGGGATGGCCGGGGCGGTCGGCGGGATGATCGGCAGCCTGAAGGAGTTCGCCCTCGCCACCGAAGGGGTGACCCTGGCGGAGAAAGCGCAGTACGCCGAGATGCTCCTGATGGACGCGATCAGCCCGTTCGGGTGGGCGGTGATCGCCGGGGTCACCCTCGCCGCGGTGGTGATCGGGCTGAACCAGCTTCAGTCCGGCATCGGCGCCACCGTGGCGGCCCTGGCGAAGCAGGATGACGCGGTCGGCTTCAACATCGCCGGCTACCAGAAGCTCGCCGCCCAGACGCAGGCACTCGGGGAGCAGCAGTCGAAGACGGCCGAGGGCATCGGGACCAGCGCCGCGAAGGGCGCGGGGGTTGTCCGGGGGGTCGTGGCCGCCAACGGCGCCGCCTTCACCGCCGCCTCCACCCAGCTCACCACCCTCGCCGCGAACATGGGATCGCGGCTGACGGCCCTCTCCGGCACGTTCGGGGTGTCGCAGGCGCAGATCGAGAAGTGGGCGGGCGCGGCAGGGATCAGCGCCGCGAAGTTCGCCGGCGCCGGGGAGAACGTCGGGCTGCTCACCACCCAGATCGGCGCGTTCGTCGACAAGAACGCCCTGGCCATCACGAGCACCGCGAGCCTGTCAACGAACATCGCGATCTTCGGCGGCGACGTTTTCTCCGCCACCACCCAGCTCGACGCGTTCAACGCCATCTGGAACACCCTCGTCGGGAACCTGCTCACCAAGCAGCAGGCGGTCACCCAGGGGCAGACGTCGTTCGACAACCTGAAGACGTCGATCGCCCAGGGCGGCACGGCGTCCGACCAGAGCAAGCAGTCGTTCGAGCAGTACATCCAGCAGATCCAGTCGTCCCTTGACGCCCTGCAGAAGGGCGGCGCGTCGGTTTCCGACCTGAACGGCTACCTGCAAACCCAGATCGGCAACCTGGAGTCCCTTCACAACCTGACCCCCGGCGAGCAGCAGGACCTCGCCAACCTGAAGACACTCCAGGACGACCTCGCCAACTCGGTCCACGGCCTCAACAGCGCCCAGCAGGCCCTGATCACCCAGTTCGAGGCGTCCCTGATCCCCGACCTTCAGCAGATGGCCGCCGACACGCCGACCGTCAAGACCGACATCAGCAACCTGGCCGACGCGATCATCCAGACGGGGAACAACTCCGCGGCCACCGCGGGAGACCGGGCGCAGCTGATCGCCGACCTGAAGCAAGCCGGCCTGACCTCGCAGGAGGCCGCCGCGTTCGTGAAGACCCTGCAGGGGCAGATCGATGCCCTCAAGGGCAAGGTCGTCACCGTCGGGGTCACCGCCACCGCGCAGGGCACCCTGAACGCGATCAGCCACCTCGCCGGGCAGAACCCGTCCACCTCCATCCTGACGCTCAGCACCGCCGCGAACGGGATGCTGGTGTCCGGGGGCACCCCCGGCAAGGACAGCGTCCTGGCGATGCTGATGCCCGGTGAGGTCGTCGTCCCCACCGCGATGGTGGCGGGCGGGGCGGTGGACCACCTGCGGGGGCAGATCCCCGGGTTCGCGACCGGCGGCATGGTCAACCTCGACGGCCCCGGGTCGTGGGCGGCGTCCAATGAGGGGACCTGGGGGACGGCCGTCGCGACCGCGTGGGCGCAGGCCAGCAAGGCCGCGTTCGACACCGCCGCCGCCGCGGCGGCCGCGCAGGCCGCCGCCGCCGTGCAGGGCATCGCCGCCGGGGCTATTGAGGCGGCGTTCGTCAGCATGGCGGCGGCACGGGGGTGGACGGGGTCGCAGCTGACCGCGCTGCTGCAGGTAGAGCAACGCGAAGCAGGATTCAACATGACCGCACAGAATCCTACATCCAGTGCCTACGGCCTGGCACAATTCATTAACGGGCCTGGTGAGTACGCCCAGTGGGGCGGCAACTCAACCACCGCAACCGGACAAATCACCGCAATGCTCAACTACATTGCCGCTGTTTACGGAACCCCCCAGGGCGCCTGGAATCACGAGTTGAGCTACGGATGGTACGACCGCGGCGGCTCCCTCAACCCCGGCTACACCCTCGCCTACAACGGCACCGGCCGCGCCGAGCACGTCGTCTCCGGGGCGTCCATCACCGACCTCGCCTCACGCCTCGACCAGCTTCACGCTGACATGAGGGAGATGGTTAACGCCACCCGGGCGGTCCCGGCAGGGGTAGGGGCTCATGTTGGTGGTGCCCTCAACGGGGCTGCGGCCGACGCATCATTTCGCTCGCGTTATCCGAGGTCCTGATGCTAAACGTCCGGCGGCTGACCATGGACAGTCCTCCACAGCGTGCCTCGTGTCACTCCGTACTCGGCAGCCAGAACGGTTCGCGACTCTCCCGCGGCATGGCGCCTGTGAGCTTCCTTGGCGATTTCCGGGGTGAGTTTCGCGCCGTTACCGCCAAATCCCGGGCGCGCCGGCACGGCATTAGGGAGCCACGACCATGTGATCCCACGGACGGCAAAGCTCATGCAAGCCACAGAGACGCCGTATTCGGCAGAGAGAGCCGTCTGCGTCTCGCCGGCGGCGTGGCGCCTACGGCACTCAAGGACGATCGCTTCCGTCAGGCTTGCGCCCTGATGCGAGTCGCCGCGCAGAAGGGTTCCGTCTCGCAGCCTGTCCTCGCCGGAGTTCTTGGCGTGCGAACCGTAGGAAAGGTTGGCGATTCGGTTATCTCGTACCCCTCCGGGACCGTGACACACGACGAGTCCCTTCGGGCGCGGTCCGGCAAAAGCCTCCATGACCAGCTGGTGCACCAGCCTGGTCTTCGGGCTGCCATTCACGTTGAGAACTACCCTCAGGTGACCGCGGTTGCCGACGGCCGGCCGAAGCACCGTCCCGCGGTAGGAGTACTTCCGTCCGTCGCTGTAGATCACTACCCGGTCCACGCTGCGCACGCGGCCTTGGTCGCTGACCTCGTACGAGCCTTCTGCCCCTCGGACCGGCAGCCATCTCTCGGGCATAGCATCATCCGTAGCCACTGCGGCCTCCTCTACAGGTCCTGGTGGTCAGGCCCGGGTTGCGGTGCTCGTAACACCGTCCGGGCCGCTATTGAATTCCTGCTCATTATAGCTGATTCGCCCGCATTTTCGGCCACTGTCGGGACGGGTGACAGCTAATGGGCTGGGATAGTCTTATTGTCGCGAATAGTTTCGAATTGTTGGGCGGCGGAGTTTACTCCCAAAACCCAAATTGTCTGAACGCGCAATTCCGCCTGCAACCAGGAGCAGATCCCGGGGCGCCACAGCCGACCACGGACTTCGTCGCCTCGCTGCTCCTTGACGGCGAGCGGCCGTTCGGCAGACGCGCGTCCAACAGGACGATCAAGCTGCCGATCTGGATCACCGCGCCCGATCGCCGCACTCTAGGAGCAGCTCGCGAAGCCCTTCAACAGGCAATCGACCAGGACTACTGGACGATGACGTGGACCCGGGACCCCACTGCGGGCAACCCGGGCAACGCGCCTCTCCCGCTGATCTTTGACTGCTTCAGAGCTCAACCGACAGTACCGATCTTTCAGACGCTCCGGGAAAAGCAGCTGATCGGCCTGCAAATCGAATTGACCATCCCGGCACTCCCTTACGGCCGCTCGGATACCCAGACGCAGGTGAGCTTCTCGAGCCCGGCCCCGGTGTCCCCGTCGGTTCCCCCGCCCCCGTCCCCGGTGGTCCTGGATAACTTCGCGGCGATCTCCTCGACCAGGTTCTCCCAGTCCTCGCAGTGCGTGGTGGGGCCGACGACGGCGTGCTGGGACCCGGACTCGTTCGGGGACTTCGGCGGCCAGGCGACGTCGCTCAGCTACGGGACGTCGTTCTCCTCCCCGGTGAACCTGACCAACATGGCGAGCCTGCAGTTCTGGTTCGGCCTCGGCAGCCGGTATTACAGCAACCTGGAGTACCACGGCAAGACCCACGGCGTGAGCTTCTACTTCACCCTCACCGACGTGAGCGGGAACCAGCTGTCGTTCTCCCGGGGGAACCTGCTGATGCCGGTGGCGAACTCCGCGCAGTCCCCGGTGTTCTCCCGGGTGACGGTCCCCATCCCGCAGGGCAGCGCGACGTTCAACTACGCGGGGGTGGCCTCCTACTCGCTGACGGTCCTGAACCGGCAGGACCGGGTCCGGCGGCTGTCCTGGGTGACGGCTTACCTTGACGCCCTGACCGCGCTTCCGGGCAGCCAGCAGGTCAGCCCGGTCACCCGGGGGACCGTCTACACGGTGTACGGGGTGGCGGGGACCGCGCGGGCCCCGGTCACCATGAGCTTCACGCAGCCGCCGACGCCGGGCACGGTCACCACGGTCACCGCGACGGGCCCGGGGACGTACACGGTCCCGGCGAACACGACGTGGCTGAAGGTGGAGGCGACCGGCGGGGGCGGCGCCGGGGCGGGCCTGACCGCCGCGGGAGTCGGGGCGGGGGCGGGGGGGGCCGAGTACGCGGCGGAGCTCGTCTTCCCGGCGACCGCGGGGCAGGTGATCCCGTACGTCGTCGGGGCGGGAGACACGGCGGGGGCGAGCCCCCTGGGCGGGCAGGCGACCATCTTCGGCCCGGCCCCCGGCGGGACGCTGCAGGTGACCGCGAACGGCGGGGCGTCAGTCGCCACGAACGGCACCACGGCGGGCGCGGGAGGCACCGGGTCGGCGAGCTCGACGGAGCACGCGGGCGGGGCGGGGCGGGCGAACCCGGCGGGGACATTCGGCGGCGGCGGAGGCTCGAGCGGCGGGGACCTGTCGGCAGGCAACACCCCGATGGGCTCCGGGAGCGTGCTGTTCACGACGGCGGGGACGTTCTCCGCCGGGTCGGGGTGGCTGTGCCCGGCCGGGGTCACGTCCGTCCTCGCGGAGTGCTGGGGGGCGGGCGGCGGCGGCGGGGCCGGGACGAACGGCGGGGGAAACGGGGCGGGCGGCGGCGGCGGCGAGTACCGCAACGCCCTCGTCGCGGTGACCCCGGGCACCCATTACACGTTCACCGTCGGGGCGGGCGGGGCCGGGGGCACCGCGGGCGGCAACGGGTCGGCGGGCGGGCAGTCGTCGTTCGCCGGGGACAGCCTCACCGTCACGGCCCTGGCCGGCGGCGGCGGCCTGGACACCACGAGCTCTCACAGCGGCTGGGGCCTGGGCGGGTCGGGCGGGACGGGGACGACGGGGTTCCCGGGCGGGAACGGCGGCAACGCCTACCCGTACACGGGCGGCGGCGGGAGCTCAGCGGGCCCCTCGGCGCAGGGCAACGCCGGAACCAGCCCGGGGGGTGCCCCGGCGC